ATTAGGCATCGACCAGACAACCGTTTCGAAATACGTTCGCAACGCGCAAAAGCGTTTGCAAGGAGTATCAAAATGACTGTAGCAGCATCGCAATATCCCCTGATCGGTACGCAGCCGATTAGCAACTATTTCACGCCTGACGGGACGCAACGTCATGCGCTGGGTGCGATCGTCGGAGCAGACGATCCGTATTTCGGCGGCGGGGAGTTCATTTACCTGCAAGCGAACGCCACGATTACGACGGGTCAGCTCGTCGTATGGGACGGCTCCTATCTCGCTACCGTTGCTCCGACCACCGCCAATACTGGCCGTGGTGTGGCGGTTGCGGTGGGACCGGGCTTTTCCACAGGTCAATTCGGCTGGTTTCAGCTCACCGGTCAAGTGCCGATCAAAGCTACGGCTTCGGTCGCGGCTGGCACGACGTTCGGTATTGATGCGACCACCGGTGGTCAGGTCAACGCCAACTCGGCAGGGCGCCAAGTGTTGAATGCCGTTTCGGTTCAACCGTCGACTTTCTCCACGACGAAAGTCGGTTCGACCGTGAATGGTTCGACACTGCTTCGCGTGAACAATGCCGATGGCTGGTTTGTGGGTCTCACGTTGTCCGGTACGGGCATCGCTGGTGGCGCCACTGTGGCCGGTATCAGCTCGGATGGACGCACGATCACGATGAGCGCTGCAGCTACCGCAACCGGTAGCGCAACGATCACCGGCACGATCACCGGCTTCATCTTTGCTGAAATCGACCGACCGTTCCTGCAAGGCGCGATCACTTAATCCAACCCCGCTGTCTCCTTGGGGCGTTTGCGGCGCATTCCTACGGGTCTGCGCCGCGCTTTTTGGAAGGTAAAGAATCATGCCGAACTCAGCAAATTTCACTGGAATGGGCGCCGCGACTCGTCAGGCACTTGGCGGCACGGCTGCTAAAGGTTTGGCTGGCGCTGGCTCGACTCAAGCGACCGCGACGAAACTGGGCGCAGATCACAACCAGTTTTCGACGGTAGGCGCTGGCCAAGGTGCATTGCTTCCGGCGCCAAATACTGGCGAATGGATCTCCGTGCATAACGGCGGCGCGAATGCCTTGTCGGTCTATCCGAACGTTGGAGGCGCCATCAATGGCGGATCCGCCAACACAGCTGTTTCCGTGCCCGCTGGCAAAGCGGCCATTTTCATTCCCCTTGACGCGCTGACTTGGATCGCCGTCATTTCTGCCTGAGGTGAAACATGACCGATGAAACTCAATTGCCGCCGGGTGATGTAGCTCCGACCGCCGAAGCGCCCCAATCGGGGGAGGCTGTATCGTCTGCGGACACGTCGCAGACTCAGACGACGACTGCGACGGCGACGGATGCTGTGGTCGCTGCGAATACTGCTGTTGCGCCGGAAGTGGCGACTGAAGACCCAAACGCCGTTGCCTCGGCTGAAAATGCACTTGCCGCCGTTGCGCCGAAAACGTTCGAAGAGCGCGTCGAAGCCCGTTTTTTGGCTTTGGAACATGCGCTGATGGGCCTGCCGCACTCAATCATGCATGTCATGCATCAGGGCAGCATGGAGGCCGAAGAATTCGCCCAGCGCGTTCTCGCGCACCTGTTTGGAAAGAGCGAATAACAAAGCCCAAGGAGAAAGCATTATGCAAGAACTGCAACTGCAAGAAAAAGGCCCACGCCCTCACGTGCGCTTTGAGACGCGACCCGCAGAAGATCGAGCAGCTTCGATCGAAGCAGGCCATAAGGTCTACAAAGACATTGACTGGGTAATCGTCACACCTTCTGGTGGCAAGGACGTGCGCGAAGATCATGCCGAGGCTTGGCTCGCCAAGATCGAAGGTCAAGCCCAAACCGGTATGTATGACTACGAATGGGCGCGCGACTTCCGCAAGATGTACGACATGTACAAGGACGGTAAGGAACTGCCAGAAAACGGCACGCCCCTGCGCATGTGCACGACGCTGTTTTCTCCCGCTGAAATCCAGAACTGCTTGGCGGTCAACGTGCGTACGCTCGAGGAACTCGCCGCCTCAAATGAGGAAGCGCTCGGCCGTATCGGCATGGGTGCGCGTGCGCTGAAAACTCGCGCGCAAGCTGCCATCAAGACCGGAGAAGGCAAGGAAAGCGCAATGAAAGTAGAAGCGCTGACTATTGAAAACGCCGATCTTAAGCAGCGCGTGGCGGATCTGACTGCTGTCGTTGAAGAAATGCGCGAGCAGATGGCGCTCGGGCAACCGGCAGAGCAGCGCCGCGGGCCTGGTCGGCCGCCGAAGCAGGAGGCTGCGTAATCATGCAGAAGTACCAGAACAACGTCATATCGAGCAACGGCCGCCCGCTGCAAGGTGTCAGCGTTCTGGTCGTCAACTATCCACTCGGCACGAACGCGACGATCTATGCCGACAACGGCGTGACGGTCACAGCCAACCCGCTTACGACCGACGCGAACGGCGCGTTCGCCTTCTACGCTGCCGACGGGCATTACTCGCTTCAACTCAGCGGGACCGGCATCACGCCGCAGACGATTTCCGACATCTTGCTCTCCGATCCGATCGCGAACGGAGTCGGAGTCGGTGGCTCGACGGCAAACCGACCGAACCCGCCGAAGCTTTATCAGCTCTATTTCGATACGACGCTCGGCTACGAAATCGAATGCAAACAGGTCTCGCCGGCAATTTGGGTCAACGCTGCAGGGGTGCAGGTATGAAAAAGATGTTCGCTGGATTCGTTGCATCGCTAATGTCGTGCGCGGCGCTCGCGCAGACGTTCCCGGTCCAAAACCTGCACGTGCTCGGCACGTCGACGCTCGATGCGCCGCTGACGATCGCCAACGGTGGCACCGGCGCGGCCACGCAAAGCGCAGCGCTCACAGGTTTGCTCGGTTCGTCGCTTATCCCTATCGCGAACGGCGGGACCAACGCCTCAACCGCAACTGGCGCGACGAGCCAGCTGCAGTATCTGCAAGGCGGGACGGGAAGCGGCGCGCGGTCGCTGACGAGCAAGTTTCAGGAAAGAGTTAGCGTACTTGATTTCACGGGCGTTGACCCAACCGGCGCGACTGATAGTTCGAACGGTGTTCAAGCTGCGATCAACGCCGTATGCAATGCGGGCGGCGGTACGCTGTATTTCCCGGCAGGGACATATAAGATCGGCACGCAGATTGCCAACATCACTTGCCAAGGGCTTTATATAGCTGGCGCTGGTATCTTCAACACAACCATAACCAGCCCTAACACAACGATCAATCTGCTGCCATTCAACGCAGTAGCGAATCAGGGCATCCGTGACGTTACGTTGACGTTTAGCGGTACGCAGACTGCCGGTTGCGCATTGTGCGTTACTGGAGTTCAAAACTTTACTGCAGACCGCCTTAAAATTACCAACGCGTTTCAGGGTGTAAACATCAGTGGCGGGGTGATTCAGTATTACACTGATCTTGAGATCCGCAATACGGTGGCTGCGACCGGTGTCGATATTTACGTGACTGGGCTCGGCAACGATCAGTTTTTCAAGAACATTGTCACCGACCATCCGTCGGCCTCACAACCGCTCGCGTGCATGCGCATCAACAGCACCAATGCGTTGTGGCTTGATGCGTTCGATGGCATTCATTGCGGCACCGGCTTGCTGCTCGACCCGCAAGCGGCGACCGATTATATTTCGTGGCTGTTCGTGTCGAATAGCGCGTTCGATACGTCGTCGGGCGACGGCATCAAACTTGCGCCAGCCAACGCCAGTGCGGTGATTAAGGGAGCGACGTTCGTCAATAGCTGGAGTTCGACTAATAGCTTGATGGGCGTCGATATCGCCGGCGTCGGCGTTGTCGACGGGGTGCGGTTCGTCGGGCACCGCTCGTTCAATAACGGGCAGTCTGGCTATTTTCTCAACGCCGCCAACGCCGCCAACATTAAAAATGTCGAATTTAATGATAGTGATGCCTCGGGCAATTCTCAATCTTCGTCTGGGACGTACTCCGGCTTCGACATCGGCGGGGGCATCTCGGGATTTTCTATAACGAACTCGCACTCCGGCCAGCAAGCGCAATTCGGTAATACGCAAAGTCGGGGCATCATCGTCAACCCGGGTTCCTCGAATAACTATGTTCTGATGGGCAATGATGTACGAGGGAATATCAATAATTCCATCTACGACGGCGGCACCGGCACGAACAAAATCATCAAGGGTAACCTTGGCTACAACCCGATTGCCAGCACCTCGATCACAGTCGGCGCGAGTCCCTTCACCTACACGAACAACACCGGGGACGCGGTCAACGTCTTCGTGACTGGTGGCACTGTGTCCAGCGTCACGCTCGGCGGCAATACCGTTGCAACAGCAACGAACACTGTCGTGCCGGTGCCGCAAGGCTCAAGCGTCGTCGTGACGTATTCAGCTGCGCCCACGATGACCTACATCGGTAACTAACCCGCACCACATAGCACACAGCCGCCTACTGAGAAACCACAATGCCCATCGTCGTCCAGCAGACCGTTATAGCCGGCACGTGCCTGTCGATCATTCAGGACATTTGCCAGCGAATCAACCTGCCGAACCCGACGACGGCTGCTCAGTCGTCCGATCCGGCCATTCAGCAGGTTGTCGCCCTTTCCACCAAAGAAGGGGAATGGCAACTGTCGGAATACGATCCACAGGCTTGTATGCTGGAAGGAACCTTCACGACAGTCGCAACGGAAACGCAAGTGGCAAACATCGCCACTACGTTTCCGGGTCTCAAGGCGATCGTCAACGATACGTTGTGGAACCGAGATTTGCGCCGCCCCGTATTTGGCCCGATGACTGCGGCTCGCTGGGAGCAGTTGAAGGCAATGGTGATGCAGGGGCCATGGAACCAGTATCAGATTCGCGGCAACGCCATTCTGTTCATTCCCGTTCCTGCAGCCAATCAGAACATCTGGTTCCAGTACAAATCAACGAACTGGGCGCAATCATCAGGTGGCACGCCGCAAGGCCGGTTCATGGCAGATACAGACGTGCTGCTATTGGACGAAACCACCTTCAAACTCGGTATTGAGTGGCGGTGGAAAAAGGCCAAGGGGCTGGACTACGCACAGGACTTCGTAGATTACGAAGCGGCTTTAGCGGTTACCAAGGCGCGTGATGGCACCAAAGATGTCATCAACATGGGGGATGCCAAGTACGACATATATCCCGGCATTCTCGTACCCTCTGGAAGCTGGGCCTAATGATCCGCTATCCCGTTTCTTCTCCGGCGCGTCAGCAGATCGCTCGGGTGAAGAACTTGCCTGCGCCGATTGGAGGCTGGAATGCGCGCGATTCGATCGCGGCAATGCCAGAAACGGATGCGGTGATTCTGACGAACCTGTTCCCCAATACAACAGGCGTTGCATTGCGCAATGGCTCTACCAAATGGGCAACTGGCCTTGGAAATCAGGTCAACTCCATCATGGGGTTCAACCCTGCCAGCGGCGCTCACAAGCTGTTTGCCGCTGCGGGTGGCTCCGTATTTGATGTGACAAGCTCTGGCGCGGTAGGAGCGCCAGCCATTGGCTCGCTTACTAGCGACAAATGGATTCACACGAACTTTGCCACCTCTGCAGGCCCATTCCTGCTAATGGTGAATGGATCAGACGGGTACTATGTCTACAACGGTTCGACGTGGCAAAGCGTGACTTCGAGCTCATCTCCTATTTCGATCACGAACATCAACCCGACGCTGCTTTCCTACGTCGAGGTTTTTGCATCTCGCGTTTGGTTCATTGAAAAATCCAGCCTGCGTGCGTGGTATCTGCCGGTCGGCCAAGTAGGAGGCTCGGCCACGGCATATGATTTTTCCCCGATTTTTAAGAAAGGTGGATCGCTGGTTTCGCTAGGAGTTTGGACGGTGGACGGCGGCGAGGGGATGCAGGATTACTTGGTACTAGCAACCGATCAAGGAGAACTTGCCGTATATGGCGGAACCGATCCTTCGCAAGCAAGTACGTTTGCCAAGAAAGGCACTTACCAAGTCGGCACGCCGATGGGTAATAAGTGCTTTTTGAAGTACGGCGGCGACCTTCTTTATATCGGTAAAGACGGCTTGGCGCCAATCACTGATCTGCTGGCGTCGACGCGGGTCAACACCGAAAAGAACCTGACCTACAAGATTCAGGGCGCCATTTCGCAGGCGACGTCGCTCTATGCGAGCAATTACGGCTGGCAGATGCTGCTGCATCCGCTTCAGAACCTGCTTTTGCTGAATGTGCCAGTTGGTGTCGGGCAGCAACAGCAGTATGTGATGAACACCATCACAGGCGCGTGGTGCAACTTTACCGGCTGGGCGGCAAATTGCTGGGAGCGGCAAAACGATGTCATCTACTACGGCGGCAATGGCGCTGTTGTGCAAGCTTGGACAAGTGGTTTTGATGACAATGGCGCCCAAATCAACGGTGAAGGACTACAAGCCTTCTCTTATCTTGATAGCCCTCAGTTGAAAGAGATTGTCATGGCGCGCCCCATTATCCAGACCAGTGGAGCGCCTGGCCTGTTGCTCGGGTTGAACGTCGACTTTGACGTGACGCCACCAGTCGGGGTGCCTTCCTTCTCGCCCACTTCATATGCGCTGTGGGATCAGGCGAAATGGGATGCTGGAATCTGGGGCACTGACCAGACCATCAAGAAGGATTGGCAGTGGGTTTCGGGTGTTGGAACCACTGCGGCCATGCACATGAAGCTGAGCGCGCTGGATTTTTCTGCCCAGTGGGTCAGCACCTCATATCTTGTGATGGACGGCGCTGTTTTATGAAACGTATCGTGTGGGATGAACCCGAGCGTGTCATGCGCTGGGTTGCCGCCCGCACGGATGAAGATGCATACCAGCTGTACACCGCGATTGGTTTGGAAAACAACGGCGAGCTTGTTGCTGGCGTTGTCTACAACAACAAGGCTGGGTCAAACATCCTGATGCATGTGGCGTCGGATGGTTCGCGTCATTGGATGACGCCAGCCTATATTGCGGCATGTTTTCGATACCCCTTCGTTCAGGAGGGATGTCAACGTATTACCGGCCTAGTGCGGGCCGACAACCTAGAAGCGCAACGCTTCGACGAGCACCTTGGGTTCAAGCGTGAAGGACAACTCCGCGCGGCTTGCACCGATGGAACGGACCTCATCGTCTACGGCATGCTGAAAAGCGAATGCCGCTTCATCGAAGGCAAATACCATGCGGCACTATTGGCTGACCTGCGACGCTCCTGACCTACCAGAGCACGCATTCAGGAAAGCGTTCGGGCGCAATGCGCCAGCCACCTTGGAAGGCGGCAAAGGTGGTGGCGCTCCATCTGTTCCCGATCCTTACGCTACTGCAGATGCGCAGACGCACCTGAATCAGAATACCGCGCTGTATAACCGGTATCTGAACCTCAACAACTATTCCAACCCATTCGGTTCCCAGAACACCACTCAGATCGGGACTGGTCCGGACGGCGCGCCTATCTTCCAGACCAACACCACTGCCAACCCGCAATTGCAGGGGGCGATGAATGGCTTGTTCGGTCAGATCGGACAGAGCGGAAGCATCAACCAGAACGCATTGAGCGGCCTTTCTGGATTGCAGTCTCAACTCGGTGGCTTGAACGGCCAAGTTAGCGCGCTTGGGAATGACTATCAGGGCTTGGGTTCGCAGTTGAGTTCTCTCAATGGCCAGATTGGCGCCCTTGGGAACGATCTGAATGCAGGTGCCGCGCAATCCGCTCAGCAGCAAGGGCAGAACGCGGCATATCAGGCCCAGACCCAATATCTTGATCCGCAATTCGCGCAGCAAGAGGAATCGCTCAAGGCGCAACTTGCCAATCAAGGTTTGACGCCCGGTTCTCAGGCGTACAACAACGCGATGCTGAATTTCAATCAGCAGAAGCAACGTGCGTACAGCGATGCATCGAACCAATCCATCCTGACCGGCTCACAAATTGGCACACAGAACTGGCAAAACCAGTTGGCGGGCGTCAATGCTCGAGCGGCCCTCTTTGGGCAGATGGGCCAAAACCTAGGCGCGCAATCCGCATTGGTGGGACAACGCGCCGGTCTGTTCGGGCAGATCGGTCAGAACTTGGGTCAACAAGCTGGGTTGTATGGGCAGCAAGTCGGAATCGGACAAGCCCCGTACTCCAACCTGCAGACTATTGCGCAGATGATTCCAGGCTATCAGGGTCCTGCGACTTCAGCCGCCGCTCCCGCCGACATTGCAGGGGCAATCAATAATCAGTACCAGGCACAACTGGCGAATCACAATGCGGATGTGGCTTCTGGGAATCAGACTATGAGCACGGTTGGCTCGTTGGCCGGTATGGCTGCTATGGCTTTCATGGGTTTCTAGATGCGCCGGTCTGAACAGCTTCTAAATGCCGTGCAGGATGTGCGCCGTGATTACTGCACGGTCAATCTGAACGAGCCACTCACGTTCCTGCGCAACTTGGTCTTTCTGCACAACGTCATTGCGGCGAGTGAAAATTTGCTTGAGATCGCAATTACGCGCGCAGAGGGCTCGCTACGAGACTACTACGCAGCGCATCTTGAGGAAGAGCGCCAGCACGAAAAGTGGCTTGCAGATGATCTTAAATCAGCGGGAATTGACGTTGCGACGTTGCCTATCTCGCCGGAAGCCGTGGCCATGGCTGGATCGCAGTACTACCTCATCTATCACGTCGACCCGGCTGCGTTGTTGGGTTACATGGCGGTACTGGAATGTTTTCCTTTGTCGGCTGAGCACATGGATGCGCTTGAGGCTGTTCACGGCAAAGACATCTGCCGCACGCTGCGCTATCACGCAAAGAACGACGTCGACCACGGCGCCGATGTGCTGGCGATGATCGACCGTCTTCCGGAAAACCGTTTCCGGCTGGTTCTTGAAAACGCTGTGCAGACGGCGTTCTACATCGGCGCAGCCGCGTCGAAATTTACTCATTGAGGTCTGATATGCCGACCGGTGGACCGATGATCCTTCCCCAATACATGGGGGATTACTATCAGTTGCAGAACCAGCAAGCGCTGGCTCAAGCTCTGATGCAGAACGCACTGAAAGGGCAAGCGCCCATGCAAACGGTGGGGTCTGGTCAGTACCAGGTGATGCCTCGTGTTTCGCCTATCGCTGGCATGTCGCAGCTTGCATCAGCGTTGCTTGGCGCCAAAATGGCCCAAAACACAGCGCAAGGCATGAATCAGCTTGGCACCAATCAATCGAATTTCTTGTTCGGTGCAATGGGCGGTCAACCGCAAGGAGGTGCCGCCGTGCCCTCCCCACAGCCCGACGCCAGTTCCGGGGATGCTGGGACTGGCGACGCAGCGACCGTTGGCGCAACAAGCGCCGCAGCTCCCGTATCTTCTGGATCAGGATCTGTTCCCGGGGTCAATGGGAATGCCGGTAATGCCAGTGGGGGGCTGAATCCGCTTGGCATGAATCCAGGCTTCGCGACCATGATGTACATGAACGCGCCGGACAAGTTCTTCGAGGCGCAGGCCGCAGCCTACAAGCCCGCTGAGATCGTGCAGCAATTACGTGCCGCTGGCATTGACCCACAGAGCGGTCTGGGACGCCAGATCGCGCAGCAAGCGCTTGCCAAGGCCAACTACATCGCGCCCGTCTCACTGAGCCCAGGTGGCTATATGTACGACCCCATGACGGGAGGCACACGTCAGATGCCCCATGTTCCCGATAGCTTTCAGGCCATTGCTGGCGCCGACGGCGAATGGCATATCGTACCGGTGCAGGGCGGTCTTGGCGCCATGCAAGCTGCCGCCCAGGCCGAAGCTGCTGGCAAAGCATCTGTCAAACCGATTGCTGGCTACCAAGGCAATCAACCTGTCTGGACAAACGAACTAGCTGCCTCACAAGGAGGTTCAACTGCGCCGGGGTCTGGGAGCGTGAATACGGGGCGTTTTGCCGGATATACACCTGCCGGTGCTGCCGGTCCTATTACGCCGGGTCTTGCCCCTGGCGTCGCAACAGCTGCCGAAGGCATGGCGAGCCAAAACACCAAGCGTTCCGGCGCTCTGGTTGATGCGGCGTCCGACAGTCCCACGCGCGTGAACGTCCTCGACAACATCTTGGGGCTATCGCAATCCGGCGTCACGACCGGCCCGACTGCGGAATGGAAGAACAAGGTGAAAGGCGCACTGGCCGACACCATCGGCCCCGATTCATGGAAGGACGATGTGACCGGCTTCCAGGAGATGAAGAAATTCCTGAAACAGAACGGTCTGCGCGCCTGGCAGGCAGCTGGTGGTTCCGGCACCGATAGCCAACTGTCGGCAGCCATGGAGGCCAATCCCAACGACAAGATGTTTCCCCAAGCCGTGCAGACAATGGCGCGCTGGGCCAAGGCCGGCGAGCTGGCGCTGCAAGCCAAGGCGGGAGCGCAGGACGCATGGCTCTCTCGCAATGGCAACAACCCATCTGCACAGAACCAGTTCGAATCTGCATGGCGCACGAACTTCGATCCGCGCATTTACCAAATGAAGCTGATGACGCCGGATGAGGCTACTGCATATGCCAACAAATTGCCCTCCGCAGACCGCCAAGCATTGATGCGCAAATACTTGACCGCCAAGCAAAACGGATGGCTCCAATGAGCACGGATTACAGCCCGATCTTCCAGGCAGCGGCGCAGCAGTACAACCTCGACCCGGATTTCCTGCGCGCAGTTTCCATGCAGGAAAGTAAGCTGAACCCCGCAGCGGTCAGCCCGAAAGGCGCAGCCGGTTTGATGGGGCTCATGCCGCCGACTGCGAAGGACATGGGTGTATCAAACATCCTCGACCCGCAGCAAAACATCATGGGAGGCGCAAAGTATCTGCGCCAGATGATCGACAAGTACGGCAACTTGGACGATGCACTGTCTGCCTACAACTGGGGGCCGGGGAATTTCGACAAATACAAGGCTGGCCAGATCAAGCAAATGCCGAATGAGACAGTGCAGTATCCTGATTTGGTCTCTGGGTATTTCAGTCAAATCAAGCAGAACGCGGGTTTCGTACCAGGACAAGTCCCCCAACAAGATCTTCAGGCAGACACAGGCAGCGACGATCCGATTCTCGCGGCCCTGAGTGGCAAGTCAGCACCGCAAGCTGCTGCTGCCCCGGCTGCTGCGGCGGATGATCCAATCATGGCCGCACTTTCCGGCAAGGCGACTGGCGCACCCGGTCCGCAAACGCCTGCACCGGCCAATCCGTCACCTCAGCAACTCTCCTTCCTTGACCGATTTGGGCAAGGTGTGCGTGACCCGTTGGATGCTGGCGCACAACTTCTGGCACATGCCGTTCCAGATGGCATTGCCAATGCAGTGAACTCGGCAACTGGCTATGTCAATAATTTGCCGGTGATCGGCCCAGTAACTAAAGCGCTCGGCATGACGCCTGCAACCCCAGGGCAGATCGACCAAGGCATTCAGACTCGTGAGCAGCAATATCAGGCCGCTCGAAAGGCTGCGGGACAAACTGGCGTCGATTTCGCCCGGGTGACTGGCAATGTCGTTGGATCGGCTCCGCTCGCTGCTCTGGCGCCAGAAACAGCAGGTATGGGAATTCTCGGAAATGCCGCGGTTGGCGCAGGGATGGGGGCGGCGAATGGCGCTCTAACGCCTGTCACCGAAGGCGCAGACTTCTGGAAGCAAAAAGGCGGCCAGATTGCCATGGGGGCCGGGACAGGCGCAGTAGCCGCTCCGATTGCCTCGGCGCTTGGGAATGCGGTCGCCGGATTTGGCGGCGCAGCTCAGCGGAAGCTCGCAGATGCCGGGGTAACGATGACGCCGGGACAAATTCTCGGCGGTGGCTTCGCTCGCACCGAAGACAAGCTCACAAGCATTCCGGTGCTGGGTGACCTCATCAAAAACGCTCAGCAGCGTTCGGTGCAGAGTTTTAACCGCGCCACCTACAACGAGGTGCTTTCCCCCCTGGGGCAGACGTATAGCGGCCCCGTTGGTTCGGAAGGTGTGAAAGCCGTGCAGCAGACCATCGGGGCAGCGTATGACAATGCGCTTTCGAAGATGACGTTCCGCGCCACTGACCCGATGTTCCAGCAGGACATTACGAACCTTGCGCAGATGGCGAAAGGATTGCCACCCGCTCAGCAGCAGGCATTTACGAATGTCTTGCAGACCCAGATATTCGGAAAGCTTGGCCCCCAAGGGATGATGGATGGACAAGCTCTCAAGGGCGCCCAAAGCGAGCTTTCTCGGATCGCGCGCGGCTATGGCGGGGATGCCTCTTTCGACAATCGCCAACTGGGAGCGGCCATCGGCGAGATCAAAAATGCAGTGGACGCTTCAATTCAGCGATACAACGCGCCGGAGGCCGTGCAAGGCTTAGCCAAAGCTAACGCCGCATGGGCAAATTTCGCTCGTCTGCGTGGCGCAGCCGCATCTACGGGTGCAATGAACAACGGTGGCGTTTTCACGGCAGCCCAACTCAATTCCGCTGTGCGCTCTGCGGACAAATCAGTTGGAAAGGGAGCGACAGCTACCGGTAATGCGCTAATGCAGGATTTCGCCACTGCCGGCCAAAACGTGCTTGGGTCGAAATACCCGGATAGCGGCACTGCTGGGCGCAGCATTCTCGGCCTGTTGGCAGGCGCTGCAGCTGGCCATGCATTTCTGCCGGCTGAGGCGGCCATTCCTGCAGCGATCGGCGCAGGAGTTGCCGCCCTTCCGTATTCAGCGATTGGACAGCGCCTTGCGCAGAACCTGCTTATGAGCCGCCCAGCGGGTGCCCAAGCGCTTGCCGAAGGCGTGCGCCGCTTCGGTGTTCCGCTCGCACCGGCCGCCGCCACGTCGCTTCTGAATGGTGCCAATCGTTGAGCGTATCGCAGGAACAGCAGCAAACACTGCGGATGTAGCAACGATCCGCCAGAACTGATCAGAAGTCATTCAACCTCCACAAGCCACCTCCGGGTGGCTTTTTGCATTGTAGGAGCAAACCATGGCGCGAGATGGTTCGGGGAATTATTCCCTGCCAAGTGGTAATCCCGTCGTCCCGAACACCGTCATTTCGTCAGGCGGGTGGGCCAATCCAACCTTGAGTGATATTGCAGCAGCGCTTACCGCCTCAATCGCCAAGGACGGCCAGACGGTTCCCACGGCAAACCTTCCGATGGGCAACTTTCGTCACACGAACGTGGCGAATGCACTCAACCGCAACGATTATGCAGCGGCAGGCCAAGTTCAGGATAGCGCGTTTGAGACGCTTTCGAGCGTGTCCGGAACCAATGCGATCACCGCAAATTCCGCTCCAGCCATCACAACTTATACGGCTGGGCAGTGTTTCCGATTCGTATCGGCAGGCGCAAATACCGGTGCCGTCACGCTCAACATCAACGGCTTGGGCGCGAAGAATGTCACCAAGAACGGTGCCACGGCTCTTGCTAGCGGCGACATCCCGTCAGGCGCGGTGGTGCAGGTGGTCTATGACGGCACGCAATTCCAACTGACGAACGTTTTCATCAATATCGGGGCTTATCTGCCGCTTGCTGGCGGCACGATGAGCGGCGCTATCGCGATGGGAGGTAATTCCATCACTGGAATCGCCAACGCCGTTAATGCGCAGGATGCCGTCGCCAAGAATCAGCTCGATGCGGTGTCCACGGTAGCAAATGCGGCGCTCCCAAAATCTGGGGGCACAATTACCGGACAAGTCAACATGGTGTCCAACGCGCCGGTTCTGCTCATGCAGGAGAACGACCAGACGCTGCCCGCAGGTTTATGGCGCATAGTGGCTGATGGCAACCAATGGTTTATTCGCCGCAACACGGCAGCGGCTGGAGACTTCTCCTCCGAGATCAACGCGTTCACACTCAATACATCCACGGATGCAACGTTCTACGGCAACGTCACAGCCTACTCGGACGAGAGGCTAAAAAAGGACTGGACCGAGTTGCCGGACGGCATCATCGAGGATATGGCCGCACTGCTGTCGGGCACGTTCACCCGTGTGGATACCGGCCAGCGCCAAGTCGGCGTTGGTGCGCAGTCTCTGCATCGCTTCCTGCCAGAGGCCGTTCTCGACGGCGAGAAGTTGTCAGTGGCATACGGCAACGCCGCACTCGCAATCATCACCAAGCTGTGCCAGCGCGTCGTCAAGATGGACGCCCGCATCGCTGAATTGGAGGCCAAGCAATGACGCTTCCGTCCAGCGGCGCCATCAGCATGTCGCAGGTGAACACCGAGTTCAACCGATCGGCTACCGGCAACCTCAACATGAACAGCGCCGCTTTCCTTGCGCTGTGCGGCAAAACATCTGGAGCACGGTCGCTCAGTGACTGCTACGGGCAGATAGGTAAATTCAGCACGACGGCTACGCCATCGCAATACGGAACGGCGCCCAATCAAACCACGTATGTTTCTTTGGCGGCTGGCGGTGCTTCATTAATGCGCAGCCCAGCAAACGCCCAAACCATTACTCAGTGGCTTAACGGATCTTGGTATGTGGACTACTCGCTTACTTCTGGTGCCGCAGCCCCGATCTATACAGGTCAGTTCGCAATCACAAACAACACCACCGGCATTACCAAGATTCTGACCTATCAAGGCGCCGTGACCGCTGGTGCGGGCGGTACGTTATACACCTGGCGTTCTCCTTCGCAGGCCTCTCGCGATGACAACTTCCTGCGCGTCGGGACGGCCGATTCATTCACGTTGTATCCATATTTCTAATGCCTCGGGGGAGTAATGAGAAAAGAGATCGCAACCGCTGTTGCTCAAACGGGGCCCGTTGTCATCAGTGATGTGTGGCTATGGCTCATCAACCATGAACTCGCATGGTTTGTCTCGGCGCTGACGATTGTGTGGATTCTCTCGCAGCTCTACTGGGGTTGGAGGAAGTACCTGAAGGAGCAGAAGGAATGAATTACGAACTCCTCAAATCCGATCTTCGCCGCGATGAGGGCGTCCGTAACAAGCGGTATCTAGATTCACAAGGCATTCCGACCATTGGTGTTGGTCACAACATTCAGGCTGACCCCCACTACCCGTACGCAGAGGCTGATGAGCCTTTGACCAATGACCAGATCGAAAGCCTTTTGAATCGAGACATCGCAATCGCCGTGATGGCTCTGGATGAATACGCCAACTGGTGGCGAGCTATGGAAGAACCACGGCAAAGGGTTCTTGCAAATATGTGCTTCAACATGGGCTGGGGCAAGCTCAAGGGTTTCAAGAACACACTAGATGCGATGCACTTCGCCAAGTACGACATTGCGGCGGCGGGGATGCGCGCATCGAAGTGGTATTCACAGGTTGGCGCACGTGCTGAACGGCTAGCCAAGATTATGGAAGAAGGGGTATGAGATGGAATGGAAAGACATTGCCGGGATAGTTGCAAAGGCGGCTCCAATCGTTGGGACACTGCTGGGCGGTCCGGCAGGTACAGCGGTCGGCGGTTTGATTGCTGCAGCGCTGGGCACAGAATCAACTCCAGATGCGGTTAGCGTCGCGCTTCAATCGAATCCGGACGCAATGGCTAAGGTCATTGAGGTTCAGACCAACGCCAAGGTTCAGTTGCAGCAGTTGCTTGTCCAAGCCGAACAGAATCGCCTCCAGGCGGAGGGCGCCCAATATGCCGCAGAAGCCTCTGACCGTGATTCCGCTCGCAAATTAGCGGCAGCCCAGCCCACCGACCACACGCGTCAATGGATCACCCTATCACTGATTGCGGTGGCATTCGCGATTGTCATCGCCGTTTTCAGTGGGGCGACAAAAGACCTCATCAAAGACCCATCGTCGTCCCTAGTTGTCGGAACGTTGATGGGCTACGTCTTCAACGAGCTAAAGCAGGTTCTGGCCTTCTGGTTCGGGATGACCAAAGACGGGTCTAGCCAGACCAACGCAATCACCCAGTTCGCTACTGCGCCTGGCACCGTCACAATCGACAACGGGAAGTCAAAATGACCGCACTTGGCCGCTACATCATGAACTGGCTGCGTTGGTGGGATCAAGGTCTGAATGTTCTGACCGGGGGTGACAGCCTAGAAACACTCAGCAGCAGGGCCGGAAAAGCGCAACGCGAAGGTAAGCGCTGGGGCTGCTACCTTTGCCGATTCCTAGACCTGTTCCAGCGCAACCACTGCGAACGCTCCATCAACCCAGATGACGGAGCTAACGCAACGCTGCCAGACTGATCATTTCTTGATGATTGGGCAGTCCGGAGGAATGGGGATCGTGGTCGAACACACCCCACTCTCGGGCGGCTTCAGAACGGGCGGATTCTGCGGTTGATTAGTGTCTTCCTCACCGCCGCCGCAGGCCGATAGAAAAACCGCCAAAGCGACCGCTGCAAGTGTGGAAAATTTTGCCTTCGGAAGCTCGGAACTGTTCTTATATACAGTATTTTGCATTTTGGTAATTCTCCCCTAGCGTTTGACGCCGATGACATTGATGGCGGCAGATAGATCCGCCTCGCATAGCTCGCGGCACACCGCAAAAGCTTTGCGCACTTCTGCTTCCTCAATTTTGAAAAGCTCTCTGTTCATCGTCGCCCGACAGAGGGACCAATGGGCATGTAAAGCGCGCTCCACATACTCAGGATCTTTCACTCGGCACTCTTCAACCACTTCCCAGTCCTGTGGATAGCCGGTAGAAAGATTCTTGATGCGTGACCGAATGCTATTGCGAGTCATGCCGACTTTGATGAGCCCGGGCGCGCCTTCATTCCTTATGGCATAGACAACCCCAGGAATGCCAGCAGGACACCCCCTTAGGGCATCTGCAAGCGCGGGACAGTCTTCGCCAAGCATGCGCCGCTCAACCATCCGCGCCGTCTCTATATCGACTGCTTTGGGCAACCTTTTTGTCTTGCGGATGCGCTTTCCATCCTTCCAGTACTCAACTGAAACGCGGTATGCGCCGTTCTTTGGGTCTATACGAATCATGCTTATCACCTCCGTTCAAAACGCTTCGTAAGTGTTTGATTTTATTGCCACGCAAAACGATGTTTTGAGGCACAAGAGGGCCGCATCTAATTGCGTTTTTTCCACTTAAATCAAGGGCTTACGGCAGAACAGTGGTCGTACTTGCGGTACACGTTCTAAGACCTGAGCGTTTGCAACGCTTGAAGAAAGACGGCCTGCCTTGCGGCGGGCCGTTTTGTTTTAGCGCGCAGTGATGGACTAGCGGGCGTCGGCTTCGCCGTCGAGATCGCGATCGCGCGATCGCATGCCCATCAGCCGCTCGTAGTTGAGCGATGCATGGAAACCCAGGCCGTTGCCACCGGCACGTTTGACTTCATACATCGCGGCGTCGGCATTGCGGATGAGCGTCTGCGCGTCGTGCCCGTCGGTCGGGTACAACGCCACGCCAGCACTCACGCCCAACGACAGCACGTGGCCTTCCACACGGAAGGGCGTCTGCAATTGTTCGATCAGACGCTCCACAGTTTGCGTCACATCGTCGCGCGTGGCGCAATGCGTGAGGACGGCGACAAATTCATCGCCGCCCAGGCGCGCCACCGTGTCGGAAGCGCGCAGCCCGCTGCGCAACCGCATCGCCGTGGCCTTCAGGACGAGATCTCCCACCGCGTGGCCATACTCATCGTTGACGGGCTTGAAGCGATCGAGATCAATGAACACCACGGCAACCTGCCCGCGCGCGCGACGCGCCGCCTGAATGGCGACGAACAGGCGATCGCGAAGCAAACGTGCGTTGGGCAAGTCCGTCAGCGGATCATGCAACGCAAGGTGGTGCGCCTGGTCCAGCGCCGTGCGCCGCTTTGTCACGTCGAGCAGCGTGCCGCTCACACGCGTGGCCATGCCGCGGGCATCGCGCTCGGTCACGCGCCCGCGCGCAGCCACCCAGATCCATTGGCCATGGCGCGCGCGCATGCGCTGCTCGATTTCAAAGCTGTCGGCATCACCGCGCATATGGCGATAGATGCGCCGCGCGCTCAATGCGGCGTCCTGCGGATGCACCATGGCGAACCACGCATCCGGATCGTTGGACAGATCGGTCGGCTCGTAGCCGAGCATGTCGGCCGTCCGGCGGTTGAACGACACATGCCGTGCACGCGTGGACCAGTCGAACGTACCCAGCCCGGCGCCGTCCAGCACATAGGCCAGCCGTTGCTCCGACGCGCGCAGCGATTCCAGCGCCAGGCGCCGCGCGGTCACGTCCTGCATCTGCACGACGAGGTGCTGGTTGCCGTGATCGTGCGCCACCGCCACGTCGGTCTGCACCCACACGGTGGTGCCGTCTTGACGGACCAGGCGCGTTTCCATCGACAGCGCATCGCGCTGGCCGGTGAGCAGCGACTCGATGCCGTGTCGCGTGCGCTCAGTGTGATCGGGGTGGCACAGGTCGAACAGATCGCGCTTGCGCAGCGCCTGTGCTTCGTGACCGGTCAGCG